ATGCCGGCCCCCAGACGCCTCCCTTCCTCAGACATCCTCCGCTCCCATCGGGCAAAAGGTCTGACGTACGACGAAATCGCGGAACTCTACGGAGTGACCAAGGGGGCCGTTTACCTCCAGCTGCGGGACTCCAAGCAGACCAGCAAGCGCCCGGATCACAAGAGGTTCATTCCCTGGGTAGTGAGGACTGAGCACTCGCAGGCCCGCCCGGCGACGATGCTTCGCTACTACTCCCGCCGTGAACAGGGAGACGAGATTCCCCCCGTCAAGGAACGGATGCTCGACAAGTGGCTTGCGGAGATCAAGGAAGCCAACGTGGTCGTGTGCTACAACCGCGACCAAGTCCCGAATCCTGCCTCCGCGACTGGCGGGTGGTACTACTCGAAGCGGCGCCCCTCGGACGGGACGAGCCTCATTCGCTTTGAGGCCGATGTGGAGCCCGAGATAGCCCCGAGGACCGAAAGCCCTTCGTCTCCGTCTGCGACCGAAGTTTAAACGCCCCTCGACAGCCGCCCGCGCTCCGGGCGGCTTTTTCATGCCCTGAAACTACTATTTGACTCCGCCATGCGTGCCGAGTGAAGATATACAAGCCAGCGAGGCAGGCGAGAGAAAGACCGACGGGAGTCGGGCGCCTGAGTCCTCCCTGACGCGGAACGGTCGGCATCTGGGATGCGCCTGTTCCGGCGAAGTTGAATTGCACCCTTTGACCGAGTGAGGCAAATTGCACCCCTGTGAAACCGACCCTGAAGTATGGTTTTCCATGAAGGCCGAGGACGTCCAGGCGGCCAAGGATGCGTGCAGTTTCTGCCCGGTTCGCGAGGAGTGCGCCGAAATGGGCCGGAATGAGGAATTCGGCATCTGGGGTGGCCTCACGCCTGCCGAGCTGCGCGCGGCGGCCAGATTTCGCGTGGTCCTCCTCGAAGAGCTGACCAACGCCCGGATCCGGCGCATGCATGGTCAGGGGCTCTCGATATCGGAGATGAGCCGCCAACTCGGGCTTCCCCGCAAGACTTTGGCGGACCGCCTGAAGCGGCTTCTGAATCTCGCCGCCTAGTAAGGCAACCCTGAGCCGGGTGAACGTTCCCCACTTCGGGTAACGAAAAGGCAACGGCAAACCAGGAATCTCCACATCCGTGGTTGTGGAGTGAACGATTCCGGATAGAGTGAGGGAACCGACCTCAAGGTTGGTTCTTGTGCGGCGGATCGAGCTTGGGGAAAGTGCCCATGTTGGTAGATAGCTCTATAGGGGTTGACCTCAACAACGCTGGGGACGACCTCCAGGGCGTAGACATCCTGTGGGACGTGCCTCAGGTCATAACGGTCGCGCGCCTGCGGTACGCCAACGGCACGCGCATGGAATACACCTTCTGCAACACGAACGCGGACGAAGAAGACTATGACGTCACCCGGAGCCTTTGGCCCGTCGGCGCAATCCCTCTTAGGGGGTACGAGAGCGACACTCTCGGATGCGGCCACGGAGACGAATACACCTCCGTGGCCTGGATCTTCCACTAGACCGATACAACTTAAAAACCTTTATGGGGCACCCCCCGAGGGTGCCCCTTCTGTTTGCCCTGAAGCTCAGATTTGGAATGAGGGAACCGCATCGCACCCGCTCACCGTTCAGTCTCGCAGTATCAGGGCTTCGTCCGATGCGGCGAGGCGTACCGCCTAGAGAAGATCGCTAAGGCCCCACAGAACCAGGCTGGTTGGTTCATTCAGGGCACGGCCTACCACGAAGCCGTCGAGCGCTGGGAGAAGAGCTACCGGGCCTACGGGCCCGAGGTCATGGCCGACTGGTTCGAAGAAGCCTGGGAGCGCGAGTACGCGAAAGCCGTAGCCATCGAGCCGGATATCTCCCGATGGCTAACCGGCGGAATGACCAAGCCGGAGACCGATCTCAAGCGGCGCCGTGAGCGCGGGCGCGATCAGGTCGAAGCGTACTTCGAGTACGCGATCGAGGCTCCCGAACGAATCTGGGAGCCGATCGAGGGTCAGCCGGCCATCGAACTTTCCTTCTCGCTCGACCTCGACGGCATCGAGGTGAAGGGCTTCATCGATCAGGTAGTCGAGTACCCGGACGGCCACCTTCGAGTCCGTGACCTGAAGACCGGAACCAAGCTTCCCGACACCGCCTTTCAGCTCGCCATCTACGACCATGCCGTCAACGCCATGTTCGGCGAGAAGCCCGGCTTCGGCGACTACTTCATGGCGAAGAACAACGCCCCCACCGACCCGTGGAACCTCCAGGACTACTCGCTAGAGAAGGTCACCCGCTGGTTCCGCAACATGGACAAGGCCGTACGCCTCGGCCTGTTCCTCCCCAATCCCGGCGACGCATGCCGGACTTGCACCGTGCGCCGATTCTGCGACTTCAACGGAATCGACGCGCGACAGTACCCCTACGAAGAGAGTGCGAATGCCTGAGATCAGCACCAGCATCAAGGCCCACGGCGGGCACGACGCCACTTGGGTTGTCATCAAGGCCGAAACCCTCGGGGAGTTCACCGAACTTCTCGACGGCTACACCCGATCCGGGATCTCCGCCCTGGTTGGCGAAGCCGTGACCGCCCTCCGGGCCGAAGAGATCCTTGGGGCTCAGCTCGGGGCCCGCCCGGTGGAGCATCCGGGACAGTACGACCGAGGGCACCAGGCCCCCGCCGGCCAGCCCCCGGCCCAGGCCGCCCCGGCGACCCCGTACGGCAACGCGCCCACCTGCCCGCACGGCACGAAGCGCTTCATCGAGAAGCCCTACAGGAACAAGCCGGGCATGTGGAAGGCGTGGGGTTGCCCCGCCCCGCAGGGCACCCCGGACGCGTGCGGCCTGGAGTTCATCAAGTAGGCCCGAAGCTCATATTTGGTGCGCAGGGGCGCGACTGCACAACGCGCACCCCAACCCGTTTACACGAACCCGCGGAGGCCCCTTCATGTCCAGCACCCTCGACGCGCGTACACGACGTGACGCCGCTATCGCCCAGGTCGACGCCAACGCCGATGACGGTTGGAAGCGCTACGCGCTCGGGTTCGTCGCCGAACTCTCCGGCCGAATGCCGGAGTTCACCACGGACGACCTTTGGGACGCGGGGCTGATCAAGCCCCGTGAGCCCCGAGCCCTCGGCCCCGTGATGCGCCGAGCCGCGAAGCGCGGACTCATCCGGACGACCGGCGAATACCGGGCCAGCCGCTACCGCAACTGTGCCCCCCTGCCGCTCTGGACGGCCGCGTAACCCCCTAGGAAAGGCTCTCCCTTGTACACGATCGTCCGAGCCAAGGGAGACGCGGGAAAAACCGGCGAACCCCTCCCGACCCTCTTCCGGACCTTTGCCGGATCCACCGTGCACTTCCGCCGAGGTCAGCTAGTCGTCATCTCGGCCGCACCCGGCGTCGGCAAGTCGGCCCTCTCCATGGCTTTGGCGCTCCACGCGCGCGTGCCGGCCTTCTACTTCTCGGCGGACACCGACCCGCAAACGATGTTTGTGCGATGCGCCGCTAACGTCTCCGGCTGGTCTACGCGCGACATTGAGAACGCCCTCGAACACGGTAAGACCGCCGCCGTAGAAGCCCAGTTGGACGGCTTCGATCATCTCCGATGGGACTTCGCCGCATCGCTCACGATTGACGACCTCGAAGCCGAGTTGAAGGCTTTCGCGGTCACCTACGGCATGTGGCCCGAACTGATCGTCGTTGACAACCTGAGCAACGTCGTCCCGGACTCCGATAGCGACGGATCCTCCTACGTCGCCCTGGAAAAGGTCTGCGAGTACCTCCACGAACTCGCCCGCACGACCGGGGCTTGCGTGGTCGCGCTGCACCACGTCAAGGGCGACAGCAACGACGGAAACACCCCGGTACCCCTCTCTCAGATCAAGGGCCAGATAGGCCGCGTGCCGGAAATGATCCTCACCCTTCACCGAATAGGCGAGGACGGCACCAGGCAGATGGGGGTTTCCGTAGTGAAGAACCGAACCGGCAAGGCTGACGCCTCCGGCCAAATGATCCTTTACCTAGACGCGGATATGGAGCGAATGAGGCTCACCGGATGATCGAGATAAACGTAATCGGAACCCCCGCCCCTCAGGGCAGCAAGCGGCATGTCGGCAACGGGCGCATGGTCGAGTCCTCGAAGAAGGTCAAGCCCTGGCGGGCCGCCGTCACGTCCGCTGCTCTGAACCACGCGTTCGGGCCCTGGCCCCATGTCGCAGTCTTCGCCACCTTCCGGCTCCGGCGCCCCAAGTCGCACTACCGCACGGGGCGTTACGCCGACCAGCTCAAGGCGGACGCCCCCGCGTACCCGGCGAAGTACCCGGACGTAGACAAGCTCTGTCGGTCCACCCTCGACGGCCTGACGGCCGGCGGGGCGTTCGGAGACGACGCCCAGGTGGTCATCCTCGGCGCGCGAAAGGTCTACGCGGACCACGGCCAGGAGGAAGGCGCGAGGATCCGGGTTTACCCCGCTCTTTGATTCCGCCACCCCTCCGAAACTACTATTTGGAATGTGAGGGGCGGGGATGGAAAAGCCGCCGATTGCCGAAGTGCTGGAGCACTACGGAGCCGCCGAAGTTCCCGAAGGTGATCGGTGGCTAAAGATGAAATGCCCCCTCCATGAGGACCGCAACGCGTCCGCCTCCGTGTGCACCGCGGAGAACAAATTCCGGTGCTTCGCTTGCGACATCTCGGGCGACAGCTTCGACGTGATCGCCCATCAGGAAGGATGCCGCGATTTCCCTTGTGCCCGAGCCTGCGCTGAGAAGCTTCTTGGAGGAAGCTACGGCGCGATACGAGGGGGCTCTAACGAGAAGCCCCGCCGCCGTGGAGTATTTGAAGAGTCGCGGCCTGTCCGAGGACAACGCAGCATCCTTCAGGCTGGGCTACGTCGAAAGCCCCTTGCCGGGGCATGAAAGCGCCCGGGGAATGATCGCCATTCCCTACATAACGCGCTCCGGAGTGACGACCATTCGCTTCCGCCGCCTCGGCGACGGGGACGGGCCCAAATATCGGTCCGTCCCCGGGGACCCTCCCCGCATCTACAACGCTAACGCGCTCCTCGCTCCGAGCCGGTACATCGCCCTCTGTGAAGGCGAGTTCGACACGATCGCCGCCCACCTAGCCGGATATGAAGCCCGCCCCGGAGGGCTCCCCGGTCTCCTCCCCGCCGTGGGCGTTGGGGGAGTGAGCGCCTTCAAGTCCTACTTCGCACGGTGCTTTAAGGGCTATGAGGCGGTGTTCATGCTCGCCGACGCGGACGACAAGGGGCAGGGAATGGAATTCGCCGACAAGCTCGCCGGGCAGATCAAGAACCTTCGGATCTGCCCCATGCCGGCCGGTCACGACGTGAACACCTTCATCCTCGAATTCGGGCCCGACGCCCTTCTAGAACTACTGGAGATCAAGCGTGACCAGTGAAGAACTCGCCGACGAAGTAGGCCACTTCATCCGGCAGTGTCGCGGCCGAATCCTCGGCATCGGCGCCGACCAGTACCAAGAGCCCGACGGGCGCCAGAAGTTCGAAACCATGCCGCTGGTCGAGCTGGTCATCTATGCCCGCGAAGAAGCCCAAGACCTCGCCGTGTACGCGGCCATGCTCGACATCCGACTGAAGAAGCTCGAAGACGCCCTTCGAGAGAAGGACATCACCCTTTGAAGCGCATCGTCATCCTGTCCGACATGCAGATCCCGTATCACGATAAGCGGGCCCTGCGAAACGTCCTCGACTTCATCGGTGAATACCAGCCCGATGAAGTGCACTCCGTCGGTGACGAAGTCGACTTCCCGCAGATCAGCCGATGGACTCGCGGCACGGCCGGCGAGTACAAGGGCGACCTTCAGCAGCACCTCAGGGCGTACGGGCGGGACTTCGCGGGCCCGCTGCGTGTCCGCTACAGCGGCCCCGTACACCATGAGCGGTCCAACCACATGGACAGGCCGTTGAACTACGTCCGTACGCGGGCGCCCGGCCTTATGGGTCTGAAGGCCCTCGAAGTTCCCTCCCTCCTCGACTTCGAGAAGTACGGGATCCAGTGGCATGAAGAGCCCTACGAAGTCGCCCCCGGATGGCTCATCGCGCACGGCGACGAAGGGGCGTCTTCCCGCCTTCCCGGCGGTACGGCCCTGGCTCTCGCCCGCAAGTGGGGCTATTCGGTCGTGTGCGGCCACACGCACAAACTCGGAATCCAGCATGACCACATGACCGTGAACGGCCGCATCACGCGGGAGCGTTGGGGCTTCGAGGTCGGCAACCTTATGAACTTCAAGTCTGCCACCTACCTTAAGGCGGGCTCCGGAAACTGGTCTCAGGGCTTCGGAATTCTCTACGTCGAGAAGCACCGCGTGACCCCCGTCCCTGTATTCATCCGCCCCAACGGCACTTTTGTAGTCGAGGGCAAGACGTACGGCCAGAAGACCGCCTAGGAGGAGCGAAATGATGCACTGGACCCGCTACATGAAGATTGCTGCGGCCGTCGCCCGGAAGATCGCCGAGGAGTACCCCGGCATTTCGCCCGAAGACATCCAGCAGGAAATCCTTCTCCAGGTCGCCGAGCGTAAGAAGCATTACGAGTCGATTGACTACCCGGACGGTCAGCTTCGAAAGAACTTCCATCGGTTCGGAGTGCAGTACGCGGGACGAGAGCGGTACGCCACCCTGCACCGAGATTCGGCGTACGTTTACACGCCCTCCGAGGTGCGGCACCTCTTCGACAGGGCGTTCTTCCGGCCCGAGCTTTGGGAGAAGGTCCCCGTGAAGGATGACGGGAACAGCGTGACGGCGGGCGGTGTCGTCGTCGCCCTGTGGGACCTCGACGCGGCTTACAGCGCTCTGCCGGCGGGAGACGCCGAGGTCATCGCGAAGCGATTCGACAGCGAGGAACCCCTCACGGGAAGCGAGCAGGTGAGGCTAACTCGCGCCATCGAGAAGGTCACCCGCGCGCTCAACAACCGAGTCATCCTCAAGGCTTCGGCCGCACGGGCGCACTCGGGGCCCGGCTCTCGCCGGGTGGGTGCTCTTGCCGACTGACGCGACGAGGGACGGGCTCCCCGAGCTGGTCGGCCTCGACCACGCGCAAGCGTGCTTCGAGGCCCTGGCCGCCGATGGCGTGCCGCTGTCTGCGGCCTACGCCTACGCCAACCGACTTCTTCCCCGTGGCGTTGATCTGCGGGCCATCCATGACGAACAGGACTGCGCTTGAAGCGAGTTACCACCATGGCCGCCACGGCGGCCCTTCTGGCCCTCGGCCTGGTCGCGTGCGACACCTCCAGGGCGTGCGCGGCCCGTCCCGGGCCCGCACCCCGCCCCCCGTCCTTCTCGAAGCCCCAGGCCCCCAGGCCGGCCCCGAGTAGCGGCGCGTCGAGAGTCATCGTTCCCGCCCCCGTTTACACGGGCGACTCTTGCTGATCCTGGTTACGGGGTCCCGGGGCTGGACCGACGCCCGGAAGGTCGAGCGGGAAATCTTCCGGGCCCTGTATGAGGCGAAGACGCCTCACCGAGAAGCCCTACTCATCCACGGCGCGTGCCCCACGGGGGCCGACGCCCAAGCCGACAGATACGCCATCAGCACCGGCATGAACGTGCGGCGGTTCCACGCCGACTGGGACCGCCACGGCACGCGGGCCGGATACCTGCGCAACGCTGCCATGGTCGCCCGGGTGCCGGATATCTGCCTGGCCTTCATCCTCGACGGAAGCCGCGGAGCATCCATGACAGCAACTCTCGCCGAGACGGCGGGCATTGAGACCCGGAGGTTCACCGCGTGTACCGAGTGATCATTGACGCCCCGGGGGCGTCCTGGCCCAAGTTCCCCCGCGTGATCGAGGCCGAGACGGAAGACCGCTTGAAGCAGCGAATCATCCGGTGTCTGCGGGGCCTCAAGGGGTGGAGCACGCCGGAGGAGTACGCGGCGATCACTGTTACCCGCGTCATCGGCACGGCCGATGTGACGGCCTCCTATGTCCCTGGAGCCGCCGAGTGAGGGCCTACCGGAAGGGCACGCGGCACCCCTACTGCCTGTACCTCGATGAGCAGGAAGCCGCCGAGCTGGAGGCGGAGCTAGCGGCCCTGGTCCCGGAGTGCTTCCCGCTCTTGGGTCGCATCGGCCAACGCCTGAAGGCCCTCCGGGAGGCCGAGGGTGAGTGAACGCATCGTGGTCCTGGCGGGCAGTCTCGCCCAGTTCCGCCAGTGGGCCCGCGCGGCCGGCCTCGACCCGCAGGACCGGCAACTCACCTACGCGCGCGACGTTTACACGCTCCACGGGATCCACGGGGCCCGCATCGTGCGCGTTGGGACGTGGAGGCTCCGCCCCGACTGGCGGGAGCTGGACGCCTGCGCGCGGGCCGCCGAGCTTCAGGGCCGTTAGCTTCCGCCGGACGGCTCCGGTAGCCTTGCACCGCACCTTCCCCTTCTCTCGCTGACATGTTTGAAGGATGGTGCGACGGCCCCCGCTTCGGCGGGGGCCGTTTTCGTATGCCCTGATACTAGCATTTGGATCGGCCCGTTTAAACGGTTGACGGGCATGCCAAATATGAGTAACGTTCTTCCTGTCAGCGAGACGGAGGCCGGACAAGCCGGCCACCGAAAACCCGAAGGGGAAGAACACATGAACGTCATCTCGATGCTCGGCGGCAAGGTTCACAAGCGCCAGGAGATCGAAGGGGGAGAGGACTTCTACTTCCCCCTCTGCCGGACCGGCGGCATGACCAACAAGGGCACGAAGTACAAGGGCATTGAGGCCGCCGTCACCTGCGCCGTGTGCCTGTCGTACGAGCCCCAGGCGCCTGAGGTCGAGCCGGAGGCCCCGAAGCGCGCCGTGACCCGCGAGGAATGGCTCCACCAGGCCATTGATGCCCTTCGCCCCGAGTTTGAGCGCATCAACTTCCCGCTCCCCGAGAAGATCCACGTCTCCGTGGGATTCGGCTACGGCGCTAAGCGCGAGTCGGCGAAGATCCTCGGCCAGTGCTGGGCCCGCTTCGTCTCCGAAGACAACGTGAACCACATTTTCATCAGCCCCGAGCTGAACGACGCGTCCCGCGTCCTCGACGTCCTCATTCATGAGCTGGTCCACGCGGCGGACGACTGCAAGAGCGGCCACAAGGGGGACTTCGCCACGGCCGCTAAGGCCCTCGGCCTCACCGGCAAGATGACCGCCACGATCGCCACCCCCGAGCTTGCCGAAAAGCTTCAGGCCCTGGCGGAGGCGATCGGCCCGTACAACCACGCCACCCTGTACCCCACGGGTAAGCCCCTCGCGCCGAAGGAGGGCCCGAAGCCCGAGGATGAGCCGGAGGCCCCCGAGGAAACCCCTGCTTCGTCCGGCCCGAAGAAGCAGGGAACCCGGATGATCAAGGTTGCCTGTAAGGCCGATTGCGGGTGCGGCGGGTACGTCGTCCGGACCACGGCGAAGTGGTTGGAGGTCGGACTTCCGATCTGCCCGGTCGGGACGGTCATGGAGATTGCCTGATCCGCCAAGCGGCCCCTTCGGGGGCCGCTTTCTTGTTCCCTGAAACTATGATTTGGAATCTCGTTTAAACGCTGATACTGTCTTCCTTGTCAGCGAGAACGGCCCCCGGGGCCGGATGAAAATTCAAAAGGGGAAGACGCCATGGAGTACGTCAGGGTTGAGACGCTGGGGATGGGCGACATTTACCGGCATGGAGAGTTCGGGCAGGCGATAGGCCCGATTTCCTGGATCGGTGACACCTATAGCGGCCACCGGGACGTCAGTGTCCAGGGGTTGCACTTCGAGCGGCTGGACGGTTGCGCGCGAGTCTATGTGTCGTCGCGGGCGCCGAAGTGCCAGTGCGGCATTCGATTTGAGCGCTGCGAGAGGGAATGCATCTGGCCTGACTGGTTGGAGGAAGTTTTCATGGGGCGCGCCTAGCCCCTCGGCCCCCGCTTCGGCGGGGGCCCTCTTGCTTTCTGGGCCGTTTACACGCTTGCCAGAGATTCCAAATACTAGTATCGTCTTCCTTGTCAGCGGGAGACGCCGGAAAGGCCGGCGCCCGAGCAAAGGGGAAGAGCATGCACTTCGGTGATCCGCGCTACAAGCTGGTGTGCAAGTGGCACAAGGATTGCGACGAGAGCCAGAATGAGGCTCACCGCTTCGAATGGGTGAAGGTCGAGAAGTAGCAGAGGGGCCCCCGGAAGGGGGCCTTTCCGTTTGGTCAAGCTAGACCTTGAAAGTCGGTCGTGCTCAATGCTAGATTCCCAATGTCAGCGAGAAACGGCCCCCGCCGGGGGTCGGGAGGGAATCCAGTGCACAAAACCGATAAGGCCACCGCGGCCGTGGTCGCCGGCATCGCTGCGGGCGCTTTCGTCCTGTCCTATGAGGCCCTGCGGAACGTCTATCTGGCCACCGACGGGCCGGAACGTCTGAGCTTCATTTACCCCCTGATTGTCGAGGGCTTCGTCACGGTGGCCGTGTGGGTCGCCTACCGGCTCCGCGACTACGGATGGCGGGCCACGGCCTACCCGTGGACGCTCGCGGCGGCCTTCTTCGCCTACAGCCTCTGGTCGAATGCGCTGCCGTCCACGGTCCCGGCCCCGGTCGTCACGGGCATGCCGTCCCTCGCCGTGCCCCTCGCCGTGCACCTCTTCACGCATCTTCTGAAGAAGCGCCCGCCGCTCGACGCGGCCTCCGAGCTGGTCGAGCCGGTCGAGGACGCCCAGGACGGCGAAGAGCCCCTTTCGGATGAGCCGTGGCCCCTCTGGGAGCTTCCGCCCGCGAAGACCGCCACCTATGCCGCCTCGACCGCCCGGGAAGGCGCCGTGACCGCCTCTGCGGACTCCAGCGCCCTCATTCGCGCCTGGGGCAGGGAGCACGGGTACGAGGTGAAGGCGACCGGGCGAATCCCGGAAGCCGTTGTCCGGGACTTCATGAAGGCGCACGGCTCTTGAAGCTCGGATGGTGCATGACTGGGCACCACGAAAGGTGCCCGGTCCGCACGGGGATAAGCGGAATCGGTTGTGGCTGTAGCTGCCACGCTGGTAAAAAGAACATAGTTGAACCCCTTACGAAGGACTTTGCCATGGCTCAGAAGGTCGAAATTCTCCTTGTCGATGACCTCGACGGCACGGAGGCTTCGCAGACCGTGAACTTCGCTCTCGACGGCAAGACGTACGAGATCGACCTGAGCGACGAGAACGCGGCCAAGCTGCGGGAGGAACTGGCCCCGTACCTGGGCGCCGGTCGGAAGATGTCCGGCGGGCGCACGCCGGTCCGGCGCACGGGAACGGCCAAGCCGGTCCGGGACTCGGGCGCCGTCCGCGCGTGGGGGCGCGAGAACGGCTATGAGGTGTCCGACCGGGGCCGTGTGCCCGCCGAAGTCTGGGCGGCCTACGAAGCGGCTCAGGCCGCCTAGCGCACGGCAGTTGAGACCCTGAGGGCCCCGCTTCGGCGGGGCCCTCAGGCGTTTAAACTTGGCATAGCTTCCAAATCTAAGTAACATCTTCCCCGTCAGCGAGAACGGCCCCTCGGGGCCGGAAGGGAAGACCCCATGGAAGCCATGTACCGAGCCTTGCTCCTGAAGCCCGGAACCCCCGTATACGCCCGAGCCTCCTCCGGCGGGTGTGTCGGCACGATCACCCGCGTGATGCCCGGGACGGGCACGTACCGGATCGACAACGGCCCCAGCGTCTGGCACGTCAAGGTCGATGACTACGAGGTTCGCCCCTACCCCATTCGGTAGAAATGGGCGCCACAAAAGCCCCTAAGGCCCCTGCTTCGGCGGGGGCCTTAGTCGTGTGCGGGCGGGGCCGCCAGGCACCCGGTTGCGTCGGGCTCGGCGTGGGGCGCCGTGCGTGGCGGACCCGCATAGGGGACCGGGGCGGGTCACCCGGGGTCAGCATACGGTCGCCGGCGGGGAGTTGGGGCGCCTCCGGGGTGGACTCACCCGAACGTGTCCCGAAGCTATGTTTGGGCGCAGGTGTAAACGCGTGACCTACATCACCGAGGTATAGCTTGCCCGATACTGCCAAATGTTAGTAACGTCCGACGCGCACGGTAGATCTTGGCCGTGGCCGCGTAGGACGGCCCGGGGGGTGGCACCCCAGGGAGACGACATGCCGAGGGAGAGCGGTCCCAGGAAACCGCCCTGCGGCCCCCGAGTAACGCCCGGGGGAGTCCAGCCGAGTTGGCAGTAGGAGAACGGCTCTGCCTCACCAAAAGCCGACCCCGGATTCAGCCACCGGGAGGTAGAGAAGCCCTGCGGGGAACGGCATACCGAAGTAGCTAGACAGACCGGGTGAAGGCAGGCCCGGACCGGTACCCCTGCGGAAGGGGTGGGCAGGCGGCCCCCGGAGCTAGCTACACACACCCGGCCCTGCGGCGAGGCTAATTCCCTCCATGCCGGTCCTGATAGCGAGAGCCCCGACGGGCGTACCGAGGTACGTATGTCGACTCATCAGGTCCCCTCTTGAAGCGAGCAACCCCCATCCGTGGGGGGCCTATTGCTTTCTTCAAGGGGGGGTCCACCACGCTCCCGCCCGCTCCGGACACCCGAGGCATGGAAAACGGAAAGACGACAAGCAACAGCAACCGACACCGGGGCGGCGGTAGACAAGGATTCCAAATGCTAGTAACGTCTTCCTTGTCAGCGAGAGAACAGCAAGGGGAAAGCGCAACATGGCAACGGTGAAGAGGACCCCGGAAGGTCTGGCCGCAGCAATCAAGGCCGCAGGCTTCAAGGTCGAGCGACGGAATCACGGATGGCTGTGCTTCCCTGACGACAAGACCAAGCCCGCCGAATGGCTGAGTCGAAACACCGGAGGTCGAGGACAGCGAAACAATCTGGCGGTAGCAAAGAGGTTCGGGGTTCTGTAACCTCCCCCCAGGGGCCGGGAAACCGGCCCCTTCACCATGTCAGCAAGAGAGAAGGTTTACACGCAATGCGCGAGTATCAGGCCGTAGTTCGAGTGCGGCACCAGGGGAAGAATCTGGCCGCCGATAGCGACGCCCTCGACGTCGTCACCGGGGCCCTGGTCGACTACGGGGCCACGGCGCAGATGGCTGACGGCTGGACCGAGTGGACCATGACCGTGCGCGTCCCGACGCTTTTCGATGTGGCCGCCACCGCCGGCCGAGCCGTCAAGGCCGCGTACGCCGAAGCGGACTGGGGCGTCATCCTGGTCCGCGTGGACGCGTGGCAGGTGGCCGAGTGGGAGCACGGTAAGGGCATCGGCGACTAGCAGGCGGACCGGCGGACTTGATATGGTGAGTCTCGATGATCCCTTGAACTCGTCAACGTCCGTGACCGCTGCGGGCGCGACAGTCAACGAGGATCATCAGGACAGAGGCCCCTTCGGGGGCCTTTTGTCATGCCCCGAAACTAACAGTTGGAACCTACTATTTGACACGCCACGTTTAAACGCCATACAGTTTCCCTTGTCAGCGAGAAACACCCCCCGGCGGGGGTGAACGAAGGGAAGTCAGATGTCCGTTTCGCTCTACAAGGGAATACACCTCTGGACGCTCTCCGACCCTGAGGCCGAGGAAGGCGAGGGGATCAAGATCTGCTTCACCTGCGGGTCCGTCCTTGAGGCCGAGGTGGAGCCCTACAGCGATCTTTGCGCCGTACTCCATGACGCCTACTGCAAGTGCGTTGCCTGCAAGGTCGCGAGGCGATAGAGAGTCGAGGGGCCGGGAAACCGGCCCCTCTTCCATTTCCCTGAAGCTATCATTTGACTCAAGCCGTTTAAACGCGTAACGTTCTTCCTGTCAGCGAGAGAACGACCCCAAAAGGGGCCGGGCTTGAAAACTCAAGAGGGGAAGAATCATGAAGGTCTACCGAGTTGGCGGAACGACCGACGAGATCACGCAGTGCGAGCTTTGCGGCCGTCCCGAACTCAAGGGCACTGTCCAGATGCTGGAGTTGGACGGCGACGGAAACGCCGTCGAGGACCACTACTTCGGCACCTCTTGCGCGGCTAAGGCCGCCGGATGGACGCAGAAGGACGTGAAGGCCGCCGTAAAGGCCGCTGACGCGGCCAAGAGGGAAGCGGAGAGGATCGCCCGAGAGGAAGAGTCCCGGCGGTTCTGCCAGGCCCGAGACGCCTACTTCCTGGCTCGCTACGGCGACCGATGCCACTTCACCATCGCGCGGACGCTCGGACGCAAGTCCTACGAGATGCTGAAGGAATTCGAAGCGCAGTACGCCGGATAGCAGAGAGGGGCGGCCCACCAGGGCCGCCCCTTCTTGCGTTTACACGGATCCGCGGCGGCCCTCGCCGGCCTTCAACCGCTCCTCCAGCTCGGCCATGCGCCGCACATCCGGGCGAGGGTGGTTCCACTGGTTCTGAGGCACCTCTACCGGCTTCGCCGGGCACGCAGCGAGGAACGCGGAGAAGTCCCCATCACACCAGGGCGGGACCCAGGCGCCAGAGCGACAGACGTACACGGCATTGAACGTGACGTCGAGGGCCTGGCCGTCATCGATGACCATGCTTACGGGGATCAAGGGCCGCTCGGTCGGACGCTTCATGGACTCCCGCCACGGCGGGAAGTGAACGAAGACCTGAGAGCCGTTCCAGTAGTGCCCCAGAAGCCAGTTCTCCGCGCTGATCGGCCCGCGACGCTGCCAATCCTCGAAGCTGCGGTGATTGGGCGCGTAGCCGCAATCATGGTGCGCGTCGTATAGGTGAACCGCCTCCCATGGCCCTTCCGCCCCCAGGTTGGTCGGGAAGATCTGTGAGGCCCAGGCGTTCGAGTCGGCATAGAAGACCGTGGCGTCGGGGGCGATGCGGAACCGGTCCCAGAAACCTTCGAACCCTGAGACGCGGGGGAGAGGGACACCAGTGGCGCGGAAGGCTCGGATGCGACGAAGCCAGATGGCTTCCACATGGGTTGCGTCCTCGGCGACCGGCCACGCGTACAGGCTCGCATGGTCGCCCACGGGCCCGCCGGCCGTCGGCGTCGGGAAGAAGAAGTCCCAGTCCACAACCAGGAAATTCATGCTCCGAACCTAACGAAAGGGGGGAGCCCCCAGGCCGAAGCCGGGGGCTCCCAATGGGTGATGGTTGGGCCGTCAGTGACCCGGCGAGCCCGAGCCGCCCTTGCCGTCGCCGGACTCGATGTCCCGGCTGTCGGTTCCGTGGCCGCCGTTGTCGTCGTCGCCACCCATGGGGGTAGCCTTGCGGATGAGTGCTTCCTTGAGGGTCACGGCAGTTCCGCCTTCACTCTGGGAGCGGCCGAGGGCCTGTCCCACGGCCGTAGTGCACTTGCGACCCGTCCCGACCGTCAGCCCTCGCAAAGCGTCGGTCGGGGCGGGGTCTTACCCCGCCCCCGCAAGGGGCGGGAGCTCTAGAGGGGGCCGCCGTGAGGAATGCCCAGCTCGGCGTAGTACGCGAGTAGGAACTGTTCGCTGGCCGCCTCGCGGGCAACGCGCGGCGGGTCCACGTAGCCCCACTCGCACCGTCCGGGATGGCCCCGATAGCTGGTGCAGGGGATCCCCAGCGCGCCCCGCGTCTTCAGGCACGACTCGACGTCCATAAGCCACTGCCCTTCCCCCGACCAGCACAGGAAGACATCTGTCGAATCGCTGGCCCCGGTACGCACGTAGGCGGCATGAAAGCCGTGCTCGACGTCCTCGACCAGGCACTGAAACTCCGGCTCAGGTACCCACTCGACTTCCCGTCCCGGCGAGGGGACGACCAGGGCCCGGAGCAGGTTTACACGGGTCGGCACCGTGGCTTCTGTGCACCGGAAGGTCACTCGAACACCCCCGCAATGCCCAAGGTGACGGAGAGCGCCCAGGCGAGCAGGACCACCACCACGAACGTTCCGAGACTCCACGGGCCCCGCTTTTTCTCGCGCGACTTCGGCCGCTCGGGCGCCGTCGTCACTTCGCCACCCCGGAGAGGGGTTCCTCGACCGCGCGCAGCTCGGTAGCGGTGAGTCCCCGCAGGTCCTCCGGCCACCGATAGAACAGGCGGCCCCCGCCGGGCGGACAGAGGTAGATCAGGCCGCCGCAGCGGTCCGTAACCATGCCGACCTTTCCGGCGCGGTCGATGGCGAACTCTCCCGGCGTGGGGACCCACGCGGGCGCTTCCTCCTGGTGCTCGTTCACGGCTGCCGCCAATCCGTCGCCCGGCGGTGCGGGTGCGCGGCGAGCTGGTCGTTCATGTTCTGCCGGGTGACGCCCTGGGCGACCGCCCGGACCCTGGCGAAGGCGGCGCACATTACGCACCCCTCGACGGGAACCGGCTCAAGGTCGAGGCTCCGGCGTCCGCTCGGCGGGGCCGGCCGCGCCTCGGCGGCCCGCAGGCTGAGAAGGCCCGCCTTCACGGCCTCCAGCGTCTGGCGCTCCACGGGGGCCAGGAACCCCCAGTGCGACGGTTCCGAGTGCGGCGCGCCGGCCGCGTCCGGCGCCCGGTCGTGTCTCACGCGGGCATGTACTTGGGTCATGACTCTCCCCTCGCTGACGTGACACCTAGGCAACCGCGCAACGCTCGGTAGCGGTACCGTTGCGGCAACGTGCCGAGTTGAAAGCGTTGAAAGTCAGGTCCCGCATGGCTAAAGGTGAGGCGAACGAAGGGCTGGCTCGGCTTGTTGCCGAGGCAGACGTGACCCTGGCTCAGTTAGCAACCGCCATCAACCGGGCCGGAGTTGAAGCCCGAGTGACGGTGAAGTGCGATAAGAGCAATGTCAGCCATTGGCTCGCCGGGACGAACCCGCGGCCGAAGACACAGGCCCTGATCGTTGAAGCGCTCTCCCGACGCTTGGGCCGTCAGGTCACTCATGGTGAAGCCGGATTCCCGGCCCCCAAGGAAGCCCCTAAGGGCCGCAGTACCCTGGAGGAACTGACGGACCTGGGGAGGCAAGGGATGGACCTTTCACGCCGGGGTGTGCTGGGAGCCGGCCTCTACTCCGTGGCCCTGAGCGTTCCCGGTTGGCAAGACGTGCTCGGGCGGCTCGAAGCGCTCCACTCAGGCCGAGCCGGACGAATCGGCCTCGCCGAGGTCGAGCTTGTCTCCCAGATGACCGAGAAGATCAGCGAGCTGGACGACCAGTTCGGGGGCCGCCACGCGCGGCCCATGGCGGGCGCCTTCATGGTCAACACCGTTACCGGGTACCTAAGGGCGGACGGCTCCGAGGAGGCACAGAAGGCGATGCGATCAGCCGCCGCCGATCTCTGCTACCTGACTGGATACATGGCCGTAGACGAGGGGCTTCACGGGCTCGCTCAGAAGTACTACGTGAAGGCCCTCGAACTCGCCGGGGCCGCCGATGACCACCTGACCTACTGCACCACGCTTCGAGGCATGAGCGTTCAGGCCGTCGACTTGGGGCATGGCGCCGATGCTCTCCGGCTGGCCGAAGCTGCGGCGGCAGCATCCCCGAAGGCCGGCCCTCGCATGTTTGCCTTCCTGCGGGGGCAGCAAGCGCACGCCGCCGCCCAGGACGGAGACAAGAGCGCCGCTCTTCGGTACATGAGGGAAGCTGAAGCGGCGATGGACCGTGCGGAGAGTCGAGGAAAGCCGCTCGGTTCCTATGACCCGTCCTCCCTCAACTACCACACGGCGCAGGTTCGTTACGAGCTAGGCGACGTGCACGGCTCTATCGACGCGATGAAGGAGAGCAACAAGCTCCGCTTCTCCGTGTACAGGCGCAACGACGTGCGCATGCGTTCGATACTCGCTGAGCGTCAACTTCAGGTCGGACACCTCGAAGAAGCGGTGAAGACGTGGCATGAGGCGTTGGACCACTACCCCCTGGTTCACTCGGGTCGCGCGGATGAGCGGATCGCCAACATGCGGAGCCTGATCCGTCCGCATCTCCGCCATCAGGGAGCGGCCGACCTGTTTGAACGCTCCGAGACGATGAAGCCCGGAACCGTGTAAACGGCGCCGCGGAACGCCAAAAGGCCCCCCGCACCGGAAGGGTGCGGGGGGCTCTCTGTGGGCTCTTAGCCCTGGTCCTCAAGGCCGGTGTGGCCGGCGGACGGGGTGAGGAGGGCGGTGCGGGTCTTCGCGTCCTCGACGCGCTGAACAACCTCACCACCAGCCAGGCCGAGGACGGCCGCGACCAGGCCGAGGACTTCGGCCTTCGGGACCTCGACGCCGTACGCGGCGACCAGGCCGAGGACGGCCACGGCGAGCGAGTAGATACGGGCGGGGTGAGTCTTGAAGATGCTCATGAGGGTTCCTTACTTGTAGGCGAGAGAGAAGAGTGCGGCCCAGCCCTTCGGGCCAATGGCGGTGTCCCAGGTCGAGCCCTTCGCCGCGTACTGCGGGTACCGGCGGTGGAACAGGCCCACCGACTCCTGAGTCAGCGGGCCGTAGTTGTCCGCCTCGGCGACGCCCTTGTTCATGAATCCAGCGATCTTGAGGGCCCGCTGAAGCGAGCGGGCCGAGGGCTTCGAGGTGTTGGGCTTCAGGCCCTTCGGGAACGCCGGAGGCGTGTACTTCGGGGGCTTCGGAGTCGGCTTCGGGGCAGGCTTCGGCGGAGCCGGCTTCGAGGGCTTCAGGTGCGCGTTTACACGGGCGAGGAAGTAGTCCCACGGGAAGTTCGGGCCCGGGTCCGTGTGGTCGGTCTGGCGGTAGGCCGCCGACACGTCGCGGTGACCGCAGATACCGCGCTTCCCGGCCTTCAGCTCGGACGCCGTCAGCTTGACCGCCGGAATCTTGTGCTTCGCACACCAGCCGGCCACCACCTTCGCCGCGTTCTCCAGGACGCCCTTCGAGTACTGGTCCAGCCACTCGGCGCGCGACTGACGCGCGTACCCGGCAAGCTCGATGCCCAGGCCGTCAGAGTTCGCGCCCGGAGCGTGCCAAGCCCGGTCGCCGTCCGCGACACAGCGGACCGTCGAGTCGTTGTCCACGCAGACGTGCGCGGAAGCCTTCGAGGAGGCGGGCAGGGTCGAGAACCATCGGGCGACGTTCTCAGCCGTCTTCGGGCCCTCGGGGGCCTCCATGTCGTGCACGACGATCACGCGAATCGGAACGGAACGGCCAGGGCCGTACCACTTAGCCTGTACAAGATCCATCAGTGTGCCTCCGTGATAAGAGAAGTGATTTCCTGGTGCTGCGTGACCATGAGCGAACGCAGCTCGGCAATAGCGGCCTGACCCGTGACCAGTTCGGAAAGGTGCCGATTCTCGGCTTCGAGGCGGGCGACACGCCCGCTAAGCTCTTCAAGCTGTGCTTCGAGCCGATCGGCTCGCGCCTTCTGCGCTTCGGCTTCGCCCTTCCAAATCTCCGCCGTCTGGTTGTCGACGGAAGAGCGAACGCGCACGTATCCGGCAGCTAGAACGCCAATGGCGGCCAGGGCGCCGAAAGCCCAGCCAGAGACGCTAAAGATGTCCATCGAGGGTTTCCATTTCTAAGTTGTGCCAAGCCAGCGAAATTCCATGCCGGTAACGCGCGCGCCGGAATCAAGATTCAAAGACGCGCCGCTCGTCTGAAGCGTGAAAAGTTCGTAGTGGTCACCTGCGTTGCAAGTCATTTCGAAGGTTCGCGTGATGAACGTCGAAGAGCCTGAAACCGCAGGAATGTTGATCGTCGTGAGCGTGCTTCCGGCCGAAGAGCTGCCGCCGGAATTGAGTCGAAGGTTCAGCTGCCGATAGCCAGTTGCGTGAACCTGATATCGGGCGTACATCGAAACCAGATACTGGCCAGGCGTGTTGATCGTGATTCGGCTGGGGTTTACCGAAGTCGAGTGCATCGAGTCGGTATCCCACTGCTCTCCGTCAAAGGGGATAAGAACGCTCGTCCCCGTCGGCACAGCAATCGTGCTTGTCGAGTTGACATTGACCCGCGGAGGGTTCATCAGGAAGTCGAGCGGGGTCTTTGTTGCGGCAGTCAACTTGGCCGCAGTCACCTTCTCGCCCGAAAGGAAAGACTGAGTAGGAGGAATCGTTGCCATGCTGGGAGAACTCCAAAAGGGAACGACGAAGGGGCGGCCCCGTAGGGCCGCCCCTGAGAGCGTGTAAACGTGCGGCTAGTAAGCCAGGACAGTGGACCGGTCGAGCCGCCCCCACTCCGAGGATTCGAGGATCCAGACGTCCGTGCCACCAGCGGGGGAGAGGGAGAGCGTTGTGTGCCACTCGATCGCGGAGCCGTTCACGGCCACGTCCGTGCTGACAGCCTCGACGTAGAAGTCAAGGCTGGAGTCCGGGGCCTGATCCGGTAGATCAGTCAGCTTGATCCGGTCTCCGATCTCGACCGCGAGGGCGAGCTGAAAGAGGGCCGGCGTAGCCGTGGCGTTCAGGCTCACAGAGTCGCAACGAACAACCGGCGAGGAGTACAGGTTGAGCAGCGAGTATGCCGCGTTCTGTACGGCCGCATCCGTCGTGAGCCGCAGCTCAAGCCCCCTCGACTTCCGCCCGAAAGCGGCAATCGAGCCGCGATCCTTCAGAACCCCCTCGGAGCCATTAGGCCGCTTGAAAGTCACCTCATTGATGATCTGGCTCTCGTCCATCTCGAAAGTGAGACCGGGCTCATATGGAAGCCCCAGAGAATCACCGAGCCGGAAGCGCGGGAAGGCACCCTGTCGGCGCGAACGGCTGTGGTAGGTCAGTCTGCCGTCCCCGTCCATGAACACGTACCCGGAGGCATCCTCGGCCGCCTCCTGGATAACGTCGAGGGCCTTAGCCCCAGACGTCCATGACGGCCCCTGAAGCGCGCTCATCCCCGCGTCGAGAGCGAGTTCCCCGGCGAACCGAGCCATGCCGGCCAGTCGCGTAATGCGTGACGCCTCATCCTCGGGGTAGTCCTTGCCGCCAAAGTCGCCCACGGCCCAGATCTCGGAAATCTCGGAGAATCTGAGTTCCCGATCCCAGATGGCCAAATGGCCGTAACGGCCGTTCGCGTATTCCTGATAGTACGAACCCGCCTGGGCGCCGCCCAGGCTCGACCACTGAAGGTTTCTCAGGTCGTCATTGGCCGCATAAGCCTGAATCTGGGAATCAAGATCGCCGTTCAGGCAGACAGTGACAAGCCCATCCCGAACTGACACCACAATAAACGTAGGCTTCGAAGTCGAGAGGGAGCCCGAGGACGTGAGCGATACCGAGCCGTCAACGAACGTGACGTTCGTGACCAGCTTCCCGGAGGAATTCACCTGAAGCTTCAGGTGATCGCCGCCCGTCTCCGCCCAGGACCGAAATAGGGTCCCGAAGGCTCCGGCAGACGGAAGCACCGGCTGACACCAGAACGCGACCGTGAGAGCCGACGCGAGCGGATAGCCCCGAGCGCCGTTCTCGCAGACATCCACGACCGTCCCCTGATTCGCCGCGACGTTCGCCAAGCTGTAGCTGGTCGCCGGATCGGTCCTGACGATGGGATCGGCGCCCAGGCGGGCCGTCCCCGGCCCGTACTTCGAGGCCGCGAGCCTCGCCGGCCGCTGGTCGTCCACCACGTTCTCAAGGCGGGTCGCCCCCTCGGCGTCCCCGAGGGGCCAGTAACCGAGAGGATCGGTCGCCATGACTTGCTCCTGCACGGGTGTCCGCAGGTCCGTCGAGGCCAGGACGGCCATGCCGTCCACGGCGGTCACGTCGACAGTTGCCGTCAGGCCCTCGGCCACCATCGGCCACCGCTCGATGTAGCCGTGAAAGATGGACCCGCCCGGGGACCACGGCCCGAGCTGGGAGCCCTCCTCGATCTGAACTTCATCAAGGTAGAACTCGGCTCCCTCGGGGAGCGCGGTTTGTGTGCCGATCTCAAAGGTGGCCCAGACGGCGCCGGTTGGCGCCGTAGAGGTCACCGCGGGCAGCTGGCTCCAAGTCATCCCGGGCCCGGAGAGAGTGACCATTCCCCCTCGGGCGCCGGGGGGGTAGAGGGGGGACCCGTCCTCGGCGTGCCAGATGAACCGACCAGCCAGCGTGACGTTCGGGGAGGAGCCCCCGAGCTGTACGGCGGCCGATGCCGAATAGGTACGGCCGGGCACCACGCGCGTCATGCCCGACTGGGCCGGGAGGCGTCCCCTGCCGCACCGCACGGCGTGACCGAATGGCGTGGCGTTGTGCGACCCCAGGCACTTCACGCGGATCGATCCCGTACCCGACTTGGGCCACGGCTCCCATGAGCACTCCGTGAGGAAGAGCGAAAAGAAGGTGTCGAAGCTGCGCGGTGACTCGTTGCTGTCGCCGCCCGTCGAGACGTCGCGCGGCGCCAGGTTGGAGGTGCGGACCCGCACCCGCCGGCGGGGGACCACGTTCGGGTAGTACGGCTGAGCCCGCACCCATTCGGCCCGCTCCGCCATCACGACCAGGCCGCCGTTCCCCTCGGGGTAGTGGTCCGCAACGATGTGGACCAGGGCCGAGGCCGCCCCCGGAGGGGGCGTCTCGGCATGTGTGTAAACGGCCCGGTCGCGATCAGCCACGAAGGGTGTCCCCTGGTCGAATTTGAGGGGCCACCCCTGCGCGTCACGCCACTGCACGGCGAAGTGGCAGGCCACCGGCAGGCCGTTCGTGTAAACGGTCCGAGACACGAACCGGAGTCGGCCGTCGTCCTCGACCTGGGGCACAGTCAGCACCTCGACCAGGACGCCACCGGCGGCGCCCGTCAGGTCCCGGTCCGTGGGCGGCGCATCCGCCAAAGCGTTAGCCCCCGACTTCTGCTTGCCGGGCGTGAACCGCCCGTCCGAGTTGTCGAGGGCGAGCGAGAGGGTTCCAGCCTCGATACGGTCCAGTTCGTAGTTCCGTCCTCGACGGACCTGAAACCCCCTCACGTAGTCGCTAATGTCCGTCCACGTATACGACTTGGAGAAGGGGCCCCCATCAAAAGCGACCTCGACAGTGACCTTAGGAATCATCAGAATCCCGTCCTTCCCCCGTTTCGCTTTCCGGTGCGAACGATCTCGTCTCGAACAGTGGTGGCAATGGACTTCGCTAGGGCCTTCTCGCTGGTCACGTTGCCCTGGACCGTCACGTAGACGACCGGGGCCGCAGTCTGACCAGCACCCGCCCCGACCCGCGCTCCACTCTCTATAGACCTGTAAAAAACGCGGCCCGTCGGTCGAGTTCCGGCAAGTTCGTCCACGGCCTTCTGAACGTCGCCCTGGCCCTGGCGTATGCCGCGCTCGAAGCCCTGGGCGGTGAAGCCGCCCAGCACGGTGAAGACGCGGCTCGGAGACTTGATCCCCAGCGCCCGCTTCAGGGCCTTAACCATGTTCTTCGCCATCTTGTCGATGGCCTGGTTGAGGGCGCTCTCCTTCTTCTTCAGGCCCTTGATCAGGCCCTCGGTTGCCCGAATGCCCGCGTCGTAATAGCTGCCCGCAACGGTGCTTCCGAGCTTCCCGGCCTCGTAACCGATGGCCGAGTAAGTGGAGTTCAGTTCCTTGATCTGGCCGCCGCCTGCATTGAGAAGGGCCTGGGCCATCTGGCCGCCCTCTTCGGGGCCGGCCTGGGCGATTTCGTTGATGATCCCCTTACCGAGGCCACGCTGAGCAAGCTTGGTCAGGTTCCCCCGGAAGTCCCGAATCGACTTCAGCTTGCCCTTCAGCCGCGACAGAATCGCGTTCGCCGAGTTGTCGCCGTACTCCGAAGAGTCGAGGGCGCCCATGAACGAGCCGTAGTCCTTCGCCTTCGTCGTGATGGACGAAGCGAGATCAGCCTTAGCCTTCTTCAGGCCGTCGAGCTTGGACTGTGCCGCGACAAGCTGAGAGTGGACCTTGTCTCGCTGGACAGCGAGAGTGCGCATTCTGGCGTTGTAGACCGAGATAACCCGAAGCGCCTGCGGCCCGTTCTTCTTGAACTTCTTGATCCGCTCAGCATCAGCCCTAAGGCCCTTCTGCTGAGCGTCGAGGCTCTTCAGCTTCTGCCGGTCGGCAGCCAAGTCCTCCCGGATCTTCTTCTTTTCCTTCTTGCTGAGCCCCTTCTTCTTCAGCTTGTCTTCCGCATCGGAGATCTTCCGAAGAAGCTTCCGGCGGGATTCCGCGTTCCTCGCGAACTGATCGTTGATCTTCTTCAGCTCGGCATCAGCCTTCGGGCCAATGCCCTTGATCATGTTCGTAAGCTTCGTGATCGTCTCAGCGAGCTTCTTCGTCCCGCCGTTGATGCCGACCACCAGGCCCTGAACGATGAACCCGCCGATCTCCGCCATGACGCGGGAGGGAGAGTGAATGCCCAGGGCGCTTTTAATCGGACCGGGAATTTTGTCAACGATCGAAGAGACCGCACCCATGACGGCGCCGAGAGAGTTCTTGATTCCTCGAACCAGGCCGGCGATGATGTCGCGGCCGATCTGCATAAGCTGGCCGGGGAGCCCCTTGAAGAACGCGGTGATCTTCCCCGGGATCTCCTTCACAATGGCGATGATTCCTCGGCTGTTGACCGAGATGGTCGTCTTAATGCCGTTCCAGCCGAGAGACCAAATGCTCTTGATGAAGTTGATCCCGCCCTGAATCACGCTGCGGATGCCGCTGATCCAGCCGGAGACACCCGACTTGATGAAGTTCGCCGATGCCGTAAAGCCGTTTCGGACCGCAGCCCAACCCGACGACCACAGGCCGGTTATCTTCGCCAGGCCGCCCCGCAGAATGCCGATGAGGCTTCCGTAAATGTAGACCTTGAAGACGCCGACAATTGCAGTCCAGATGCCGGAGAAGATCCGCTTAACGCCACCCCAAGCCTTCGACCAGTTACCCGTGAAGATTCCGATGAAGACTTCCGCAACACCCTGGATGATGTCGAGCGCGCCAGAAATGACGCCAACGATTCCCGACCACAGGCCCGACAGGGTTCCGACCACGATAGGGCCAAGGAACTTCCAAAGCCCCGCGAGGATCGGAGAGAGAATGTCGATCGCGACGCCGATAGCCTCGGTGACGGTCGCGAAGACCTGGCCGAACTTCTCGATCACCGGCTGAGCCTCGGTCCACATTCCCTGAAGGACCGGAACGACCTGCGTACGCAGGAAGCTGACGAAGCCCTGGAAATGGGGGAGTACAGCGTTCACCAGGCCCATAAGGGCCGGAAGAACCTGCCCGGTCACCACGGACGCGATCGTGCCGAAGACCGGCGCGGCAATCGCGACAAGGTCTCGGAACAGAGGGACGATGCCGGTTGAGAGCGCCTGTCCCAGGTTCGAGAGGGTCGGGAGAACCGTGCTCAGGCCCTGGGAGAACGCGGGCCCGAGCTGGTCGCGGACCGCTGACACAACGGGCGTTAGCCGCTGACGCATCCGGTCGAAGACCGGGCCCAGCCGCTTTGCGGCACTGTCGCCGGCCACGATGACCGACGCGAAAGCGTCCATGAAGCCGACTTCGAGGCGCCGTTTAAACTGTTCGACCTTTGCGGCCGCGTTGTTGTGCAGAGTGTCCGACATCTGCGATGCGGCACCCTCGACCTTTCCGAGGGCCTGAACGGCGGTACTCGGATCCAGCGCGTAAAGGGCGGCGCCGAGGTCTTCGCTCTTCGTGCCGAAGAGATCGAACGCAACCGAGTTCCGCTTTACCGGGTCCTCGATCGCCCGAAGCTTGTCGAGCGTCAGATCGAAAGCCGCCGCGGCCTCGGTGCCGCCCTTGCCGAGGGCGGTAATCATCTTGTTCGCGTCGAGGTCGAGACGGCCAAAGCCCGCCTTAACGCCATCGGCGCCCTTCACGGCCTCAATCGAGAATTCCTTGACCGCGTCCGCGACCACGTCAGCGTCTCGCGCGCCGGCCTTGAGGCCCTGCACCATCAGGCCGGTAGCCTGGGCCCCGGTAAGACCCATGTTCCGGAATTGGGTGCCGTACTCGTTCAGCGTGTCAAGGAAGTCCTCGGCCTTATCGGCGCCGTTCGTGAAACCGGCCGCGACGATATCGAGGGCTTCCTTTGCGCTCGACGCAAGTCCGGTTCGCATAAGCTGCGAGACGCCGCGAGTCACGCCGCCGAGGTCCTGATCAAAGGTTTCCGCGAGGGTCAAAACCTTCGACGCAATGGGCTTGAAGTCCACGTCATCAACGGCCATGTTCAGGTCCTGGGAGACCCGTCGAACGGCATCGCCCGCGCCCGACAGGGAGTCGCCGAAGCCCTCCGCGTACAGCGAACCGGCCAAGTCCCCCGCTGCCTTAGCGTCCGCCCCAGTAAGGCCCATCTGGGCCGCGAGCTTGGCCTCACGGCCAATCTCTTCGAGGCCCTTAGCGAAGCCCACCAGGGCCGCCACGGGGAGGGCGGCCAGGACGGCCGCACCCATACCCGCAAGTCCGGCCTTCAGGCCCTCGAAACGGGAGCCCATTTCATCGGCCTGGTTACCCGCCTCCTCGGCCTCCTCGCCGAGGTCCCGAAGGGCTTCCTGAGCCTGAGAGCTGTTGCCGACGATGACGACTCGAAGCGTTCTCTGATCAGCCATTGTCAGCCCCCTCGGTTGGCGTTGTACTCGTTCATGTAGTCGCAGAAAGCGCGATACTCCGCCGCCGTGAGACGGCGAATTTCGCTAGGTGACATGCGGTAGAAGTGACAGAAAGCCGCCCGCTCCTTTAGGCGTTCGGCTCGCTGTCGTTTCCCGGGCCGTCCACGCCGACCAGCTCAAGCGCAGAAACGCGAACGGCGCGCGCGTCCTCAAGGGAGAAACCGGGCTTCTCCACTCGCTGAGTAATCCAGATCAGGGCCTTAAGGGCCTTCGTGCTGATCTGAGTCTGAAGCTCGGGACGGCCCTTCTCGTCAAGAACCTTTCGACCGTCGGCGCCTATAACCGGCTTCGGCTGAAGCACGTCATAGAGCGGGGCGCCGACAACGTCCTCGAAGTCCTCAAGGTCGCCAATGGTGAGGATGTCGGGGTCGATGCGAAGGGCGACAGAGTCAGTGATGGTGCTCATTCGGGGAAAGCCTCCTGTGAAATCTCGTCAATGCGACGCATGTACTGATCGATAAGCTCGGGACCGTTTTCCCGAATGGCGGGGTGAAGGAAGTAGCCAGGGCCGCCGGCCCAGCCGGAGAACGCGTTTCCCCGCCAGCGGCTGAAGCCACGGGCAAGAACACCTCGACGCGTTCTCTTCTTTGAGCCGAACTCGGCACCGAGGGCATACGGCTTTCTCGCCGAACCGAGTCGGACGGCCGCATAGTTCTGTGTCTTGGTGGCCCTGAGGGATTCCGCCGCGGCCTGCTGCTGACGGGAAAGTCCAGCCGCTTTCGACTTGGCCGCGTCGGTCAGCTTGTCGGCGACTTCGAAGTTGGCTTCCTTCACGCCATCTCGAAGGCCGTCGGCGCCAATGCGCGCAAGAGCGCGCGTGAACTGAGCTAGGCCCTCGACGTTTGCGGCAACGCCTTCAATGGGCATAGCCCAGCCTCATTCCAAATAGTAGTTTCGCGGCGCGAAAGAGAAGGGTCAGGCAATCGCCTTATAGGTGATGGTCACGGGGGACGCCGTTCCATCCGTCAGCGCGACGCCGGAAAGGTCCTGAGCCAGAACCTCACGGCCACCGACGTTCACGGGGCCCTCATCGAATCGGGCCGCCGGAAGCTCGATCTTCACCTGGCTTTCGTCAGGGCCGTCCCAAAGAACCGTGATGGTTGCCATAGCACCGCTCTCGATGGCCGCCGCCACGCGGCTGACGTGATTCGTGCCGCTGAATTCGCCCTTGATGCTCCACTCGTACTTCCGAATGTCGTTCTCCAGGGGCTCGCCCTTGAGGCCGCCCCGGATGAAGTAGCGGTCATCCTTCAGGCCATTAGAGCCCTTAAGGGAGAAGTCCGAGATGTCGAAGGAGGTGCCGCCCACGGTCACGGTGCCACCCGCAAAACTGTAGAGACGCGTGTTAGCCGCGTAGGTCGGAGTGCCGGTCGCGTAAGCGCCTGCTCCGGCGCCGATCGTCTCCTTAGCGAAGTCGCACGAAAGCGTCAGGTTGAGAAGTTCGTCAACGGCGTTAGCAATTTCCCACTCCTTGACCTTGCCGCCCTGGTAGGTGAACGGGATCATCGCGCCCTTGTTGTCCACGCGGCCAACCTGGGCCGTGAAGCTCTTGCCGTTCAGGTCGCCGAGGACGGCCGTGTGAGTGGTGAATCCGCCCGCTGGAGCACCGGAAGTAAGCCCGCCCATCATGTGCTTAAGCCAGAACTCGAAGCCGCCGCTCATCACTTCGAGCTTGACGTCTCCCTCGGCGCCCTTGTGATTGACCGCGAACCGATCAGATCGAAGGACCCGAGCACCAGCCCGAATGCCCTCCGAGTCAATCCGCTCGTACTTGCCGGCCAGCCCCTCATCGGTGAACTCGAAGAACTTGGTGACGGCTACCGCCGTGCCGTAAGTGACCTCATCGGACACGCCGAAGTATGAATCGTGAACAGTGGCCATTACTTAGCCTTCTCCTTCGCCTTGAATTCCTGCCAGCCCTGGCGAATGAGAGCCTGGGCAACGTCCTCGGCGACCTCGATAGGGTCGCCCTTTACTGCGGTGAGGCCCAGTGAAGGAACCTCGACGGCTGCATAAGGGCCGCCATAGACCACCGTCTTCATTAGAGCCTCGCCTTCACTCGAACAATCGCCTCGATCTGGCCTTCATAGACCTGATCGGACGGGAAGCTGACCAGCTTCTTAGGGACGAAGTCCGACGTGACGACGGACTGAATTCCGAGAGTCGGGGAGACCTTCAGGCCGTTCTCGATGCCCTCGGCCATACGCTGAAGCTCCCCCTCGACCTCTTCCGAAGTGGCCGCCGAAAGCTGGCAGTTCACAACAACACTCACTTCGAAAACCTCTTCACGGCTTCGGTTTGTCGCCCACTGCGAGTCAGGCCAGAGCACTTCACCCACGAACACCCATCGGCGTTCCGGGGACCTCGACGGGTAGCCCCAGGTGACCTGATAGCCAGCCAGGGCCGGAAGGGCCCGGATCATGTCGCGCAACGCGCCCTTGAAGGCGAATGCGTTAGTACTCACCGAGCCACCCCAAACACGTCATAGAAAATCCCGTACTTGTACCTCTTCAGGACGGCGTCAACCTCGGGGATGCCGGTCTCGTAGCCGTTCCGGCCCGGAGTTGCCAGCGTGAAGTTCCCGCCCTCGGCGGCCACGAATGCCGTGGCCCGGTCCGGAATGCCGGACCGTTCGGCCGTGAGGACGGAGCGGAGCCGCAGCAAGCCCGCACGCCGTACGTCCTCGGGGGCCTGGGCGAAGCCGTAGCGGAACGTGAGCGCGTACCGGTCGCCCTCCCGCAGCTCGGTAGGAGCCGTGACAAAGCCCGTGGACTCGACAAGCCAGTCAGCCGTATCGACGGCGCCCGAGGGGCCCCGCACGGCCACCAGGGCGGACACGTCGTGAAAGCCGAGGAAGAGCGTCCTCGACCCGTCCGCCTCGACCACGGCACGGGCCGTGCGGGGAACGAAGCTCCGAGCGGTGATCGTCTCGAACTCGGCCGCGACCACGTCGCGGTAGTGCCGCAGCTCGGCGGTAGGAAAGCGGGCCGTGTCGGCTAGGTCCATGTCGGACCGACGCGCTTCGGGGAGGGTGAAGAGGAAGGCCCCGACCACCTCGAAGGTGGTCGTGTCCGTCGCCTGCCCGCCGGCCTGCCATTCCGCCGTGTAAACGCCCTCCGACTGGGGCGGAAGGGCTACCGACCATTCGTCACCCGAGCTGGTCGCGTCGCCCGTGTAAACGGTCTGCCCCTCGGCGTCCCGCACGGTCACCGACGCGGCAGGGACGACCATAGGGGACTCGTCATCTAGAAAAATGTGCGTCAGCTTGACGCCCCTGCCGCTCAGAAACCGCACGTCAAGCCCCCTGCGGGGACTTCCGCGGCCTACCCGGCCCGCGCTTCTCCGGCGCCACCTGGGCGGCCGTTTCGCGGGTCTCAGCGGCAGTACCGGTCACCAGCTCGGCGCGCTGGTCGTTGACCAGCGAGATAGCCAGGCCGGCGGGGAGCTCTACCTCGTCGCCGACGCTGGGATAGGGCCTGTTGTCGAGGAGGCCCGACCCTGCCTCAAGAATGCGAACCTTCATATCCTCAACTTCCGTTGGATGACCGAGGGGGCCGCCCAACTGGGCGGCCCCCTCGACCCGCTTACGCGGTGACAGTCAGAGCCTTGACGGAAGCCAGGTCGAAGAGATCGCCCGTACCGCGCCAGGTGATCTTGAAGGCGGTCACGTCACGGTCATAGCCGTACTCGTCGGACCGGACGACGCGGAGATTCCGCACCTGACGGATCAGGTACTTCGACGGGTCGCCATAGACCAGAACCTTCGCGCCCGCGCCCGAGGTGACCACGTTCGGGTCGGTCATGATCGGGGTGCCAAGGATGGTGTCCGGGGCGCCCGCAGTAAGGGACGGCTGCCAGATGTACCGGCCGTCAGCATCCTTCAGCTTCCGAAGGGTCTGGATCGCCGAATCCGAGGTCATGAAGACCGCGCCCTTGCGGTACGGCTTCAGGATCGAATGCTGAAGGTCGATCAGGTTGTCAGTGGTGACCCCCGCCAGGTTGGCCGCGTTGACGCCACCGGTAGCGCGGGTGATCCAGCCCCAGGGCTTGCCGGTGCCGTTGCCGACCAGGAGGTCAGCCATGACCTTGTCGGCGACAGCCTCGCCCGCGTCCTCGGCGAGGATGCCGAGGATGTCAAGCTGGGAGTCCTGGACGATTTCGGTAGTCGCCTCGACGATCACGCCGTACTTGTAGGCGCCGATGTTCGTCTTCGTCCAAGAGCCGTCGGACTTGCCGTAGGCCGCGTTCTCCGCGACCTGCGAAGCGGTCGGCCGGCCGTTCTTCACGGGGTACTCGATTACCTCACCGGACGCCGTGGTGAGGAGCCGCGCCTTGCCGAAGAAGTCGCTTCGGACTCGCATGGCTTCCTGGACCTGGGCGACGAACGAAGTCGCAAAGGTGTTACCGGCGTTGGCCGCGCTGCCGCTGGTAGCGGTGCGAAGGTCGAAATCGACGCCAGGGAGGTCACCGCGCGCGACCGCGCGCAGCTCGGCCGCCTCGTCGCGCTCGCCCTGGCGCTGCTCGGGGTTGCCGGGAAGGACCAGGCCGCCCGCGCGCTGGGCGAGGGACCGCACCTCGGCCTCACGCTCGCCGCGCTCGACGGCGTCCCGGGCCTCGACCTCCAGGGCGCGAAGGTCGGTATCGATCCGCTCGACGCGCTCGCGCTTCTCGGCTTCGGAAAGAACGGTGTCGGCCTCGATCGCGCGAAGCTCGGTCACCAGGGCGGCTCGCTTCTCAAGCGCGGCCGTTGCCATAGCGGCATAGTTCATAGCTGTTCCAAGTGCTAGTGTCCAAATATTAGGTTCAGGGCAAAAAAGGGGTTGCCCTACAGCCGCTTGGCGCGAATCGCAAGACTCACGACATCGTGATTTCGGCTATGAATGTCGAGGGGGAAGGTCCGCGCTTCAGTCGGGAGCGCCGGAATTTCAACTTCTTCTCGAATTGCGGCCCGGATCGCTTCGAGCGAATCCAGTCGCGCTACAGGAAGCCCGCGCCGCTCGGCCAGAAGCTCAAGAGCGCGAGAGCCGACACCCGAAGTGGAGTCGGCGTATGCCGGGTAGGTCACCGGAGAGACATCGAAGAGGGCGACCTTCTGAAGAGTCCGAAGCGGAAAGCCGTCTTCATCCTCGGCCCAAGAATCGCCCTCGGGGCCAGCCGTCTTAAAGCCGAAACTGGATTGGCTTACGTCACCGCGTTCCATGGCTGTAGTGAGATCGCGCGCGTAAGTGGTGTCGGGCATGTCGACTTCGTAGTGAAGGCCCGTGGTGTCCTCGGAAAGTCGAAGCGTGCCGCTTCGATTCCGGCCGAGGATCAGATTCGGATCATGGTTGAAGAGCGCGCGGATATCGTCGCGCCCGATGCTTTCGGAAGTCGCCCCCTGGGCGACTCGTTCACGAAAGCCGCCGAGGTTGCCCGAGCGGGCATCCCACTTCAGGGCGTAGCCGTAGAAGCGAAACTGTCCGCCCTCGGAGCGGACCTCAAACTCTGTGGGAACCGCGCGGCGTTCGATCTGAACCGCGCTGCTGGCATCTTCAGTCGGTCGGATTAGCGTCACTGGGGTCTTCCTTCTGATCCGTTACGTCGGGGGCCAGTTCTGTGGTGGGGTCCGCGTTCGGATCAGGGACGGCCGGCGGAGCCGGAGCAACCGCGGGCTTCGGCTCTTCCTTCTTCTCGTCGTCGCCGACGATTCCGAGATTCAAGGGCCGGTAATAGCGCTGCCCGAGCTTCTTCGGGAGGGGTGCCAGATCTTCCATGGCTCGGATCTCGTCCGCATTCAGGAAGCCGTTATTGAGCGCCACCTGATAGGACTCGTACCGGTCCTTCGTCTTCGCCCGGAGTCGAGCGTCAACGTTGAACCGGATGTACTGAAGTCCCGGAAGGAGGAAGGTCGAAACCGACTGCTCTATTCGCACAATCCACGGCATGAGCGTCTGGTCAACGAAGAACTTGTTTTGTTCCTCAATGCCGGTTCCCCAGGTCGAGCTAACCGAGCTATCCACCAGATAGGCAGGCACGCGGTACAGGAGCGCAATCTCTGTCTTCTGAAACCGTCGCGTTTCGAGGAACTGAGCCTGTTCGGGAGAGAGCGTGATCGGTTTAAACGATGCGCCGCCCGTTAGGACGCCCACGCTGTGGGAGTTCTTCACGCCCGAATGCGTTTTCCGGAACATATCCCGCAGAAGGCGGGCTTCGTCCGGCCGAGGCGTTCCCGGATGCTCGATGACGCCGGCCATCGTGGTTCCCTGCTCGAAGAAGCGGGACCCGAATTCCTCGGCGACCAACCCGAGGCCGATAGCCTCGCGGGCCATGTCGATGGGCGAAAGACCGCGACTGGCGCCCGGAACCGTGAAAGCTGAGATGTGGAGAATCTGGCTTCGATCGAAGGTTCCTTGAATGGCGCCCTGGTCGTCGCTCACCTGATAGCTGTTGTCCCCTAGTGGCCCGTCCACGATGTGCACGTTCTGCGGGTGGAGGCAGTAGAGGGCGGCCACTTCGCCACGGTCATTCCGGAGGGTGTAGAGGAATGCGTTCCCATCGGTCAGAAGACTGACGATGACCCGAAACCAAAACTCATACGAGGTCTGGAAAGGGTTGGGCTGACGAATCCACCGAGGCGACCGGATGGCGTCGAAGGATTCCTTCCGGCCGTTGATCTTCGTGTAATGCTCGACAGGAAGGGACGCCACCGCATCGGCAATGAGCGACTGGCAGGCGTATACCGAAACCATCTGTAGCGAGGATCGTCGGGATACTCTCCGGCCTGAGGCCGTGCGAAGTGAGGATCCCGACTCGACATCGCGTGCCCAGTCGGAAGTCAGGCCCGACATGGCCGCTCGAACCTCGCCGCCAATACGTGTAAACAGGCTCACCGCCGCTTACCCCCGTCCGTCGCGAAGCCGATTAGCCCGAGGCACAGGGCCACCGCGAAATGCCCGAGGGGGCGCGCGACGTCATAGGCCGCCGCAGCCACGAAACCGAGGCTGCCGACCTGAAAGACGTTAGGGACAAAGGCGGACGCGACGTTACGGAGGGAGCAGCCCAGCTTGGGCCGATCCATGAATCTCCTAATCGTCGTCTTCTAGGAAGTAGTCCTTCTGCCGGGAGGCAGGGGTAAGAAGCGATTCCAGCTCGGAATCTGAGTACTCTTGGCTGAAGTTCACGAAGGTGACGTGAACTTCTTCCTCGACCGGAATGGCCGTGAGGAAGAAGGCGTTGGCCAGGGCCGCAATGCCGTCGATCTTCTCGCCGGACTTCGCCTTAGAGGGCTTCACCAAACCGTCGCCGGTAACGTCCAACTCGACGTTGTCAGCCATCCAGCGAAGAACCGGGTGGCCGCCGTGCCGCAGCTCCCGCGCGGCCAGGGCGGACTCGATCGCCTTGCTCGGGTCATTCAGTCGGGCCGCACTCTGCGGCACCTTCACGGCTGTAAGGCCGTGCTCCTCCAGCTCGTTGACGAGCTGCGTTGCGTTCCACGGGTCATAGCCGAAGAAGCGAATCCGGAACGCTTCGGCGTCCTCGGCGATGTGCCGGAAGATCGCCTTGAAGTCCGTAGTCGGACCCTCGGTCACCGTGAGGAAACCCTCACGCTCCCAAACCTCGAAATGGCTCCGCATGTTGGACCGCTTTTCGACTGCCGGCCGAGGCACCCAGAAGTGCGGCACAACCGTCCAGCCGTCCGCCTCGGGGTCATTGGGAGAGCCGGGGAACAAGAGGACCCAGGCGTTGAAGTCGCCCGTTGCCGCTAGGTCGATTCCCGCATAGCAAGGGCGGCCCTTAAGTCGCTCCTTCGGGAACTTCTCCGAACCGTTCTCGTCCCACAGGTGCATGTCGAGCCACCTGTTCGCCTGACTGACCCACTGGTTCAGGCGGAAGACACGGAAGGCATTCTGAGCCGTCGGCTTCTCCGCCGCCTCCATCGCCTCGGCCCGCAGGTTGTTGATGTTGAGGAAGGAACCGAGCGCCGGATTCGCGAGATACCAACCCGTCCCCTTCGGGTTCTCAGGAGAAGGCGGCTTGCCTTCGTCCTTCCAATCCCAGTCATCAGGAACGTTGCGCGCGAATACGAATCGCGCGGGATCCATGTTCTGATCCTCGCGGACCCGAAGGGAATGCTCATGCTCCTCAAGAGCGAAGGCCGCGGTTCGATATGCGGCCGTGGTAGCCGCAATCATGATCGGCTGTCGACGCGTACCGAAACCCTGGCGCATCGAATCCCAGAGATGTCGATCCCGCTGTGTCAGAACCTCATCGAAGAGAACCATCGACGGGTTAGTTCCGAGAGCGCCGGCCGCATCGCCGGGGAGCACCTGATAGAAGCTGTTCGTCTTCCGGTCGATGATCCGCTTCTTCGAGTCGATGATTTCGAGTCGACTGTTCAGAATCGTGTTCAGCTCAACCATTCGCTTCGCCGTGTTGTAGACGAGCCCCGCCTGATCGCGGTCAACCGCGACCGAATACACCTCGGCGGATTCCTCGAAGTCTCCAACCAGACCCAGCAAAGCGAACGCGCTAAGAAGCTCGGACTTCCCGTTCTTACGGGCCATCTCAAGCCACGCTATTCGGTACTGGCGAACGTATTCCTCGTACTGGTCATCCCACATGACCGTGCCGAAAAGCGGCTTGACGATCTCTTCCTTCTGCCAAGGATCGAGAAGGAAGGGGGCGCCCGCGTGGCGCCCCTTAGTGTGGACAATCAGCTTCTCAATGAAGTTGATCGCGTGGGTGGCGCGCTTCTCGTCATAGCGGAAGAAGCCTTCTCGCGGCTCGATCGGGCCGAAGGGGGACGAGACGAAATGCTCGCTCATCTCTCACCCCCGGTCTCTTTGCCTTCCACTCTCTATAGACATGTAAAAACGCAGGCCCTCACACCCGATTTCCCTTACTGCTGTTGCAGCCGAGATGGGCGGCCTGGCAATTGCTCTCGACGTGCCCCGGGGTACCGGGGCCGTGCGACAGGGGAACGATGTGATCGAGGGACTTGCTGAGCGGCTTCGGGAAGCGGATGACCCGGTCTATTGGCTGGCCGCATAGCTGACAGACCCAGCCGTCCCGCGCAAAGACCTTCGCGCGGGAGACCTTCTCGTAGGGCACCCCCCACGTTTCACACCGAAGCTTGAGGGCGTACTCGCGGCGCGATAGCCACCCCGCCGGCCTCCGCCGTCGGCGCTTCTTCTGTGGGCCCTCGGCCATACGTACTCCCGTTAGGTGTTGGTCGGATAGAGGCGCGCGTTCTCCGTGGTGGTCTCGCTGACGACGACAGAACCGGCGTAGTCGAGAGAGCGCTGATTGAGGACGCGGCCCGGATTCACCGCCGCGTAGAAAGCCACTTTCGCCGCCATGTAGGCCATGGCCGCCTGATCAAGCTCGGGAGTCCGCTCGACTTCCGAAGAGAGCTGGTAGACCTCATAGGGGATGTCCTCGGCGAAGGCGAAGGTGTAGTTACGCTGAGCGGTAGTTACCGGAGCCACGGATGCCGCCAATCGTTGAAGGTGTGTAAACGCACTAGGCGCGTCACGGGATTCGAACCCGCGTCGCCCCCGGAGAAGGGGGAGTTCTAGGCCGCTGAACTAGACGCGCAATCCGTCCGTCAGATGATCAGTCCGAGTTTCGGGATTAGGGGAGCTACCCCATCGAAGGTGTGGGCGGAATCGAACCGCCTCCTCGCCTTTGGGGCCGGAGAGACCGGCCAGCGTGCCCCCCTGCGGGCTGCACACCCATTCCGGAGGAGCCGACAAGGGCTCAAACTCCGTGGCCCCGAAAGGGGGCCTGGGCGCCCCGCTCAGCTCAGGAGAGAGAGAACCTGAGCGTCGGGACCTTCCTCGGAATCCGAGGGCACAGAGAGCCGCGTACGGTCGCTAGGCGACAGTCCGAAGCGACTCCCGAACTTGATCATCAGATCGGCGGAGTCTCTGAGCACCTGGGCGGCGGGATTCTTGACTAGGCCGCCGTCGCGTCCAGCCACTAGTGGGCCGTACTCCGCCATCGCTTCCCGGGCGGCATTGAAGGTGGCCCAGGCTTCGCAGTAGGCGACCAGATAGGCGCGGTCCAGCCGCGTGACCAGGCCCAGGCGCTCCAGCTCGGGGACGACGCGGCCCCACTCGGCCAGGGCCTCGCCCTTGAGGTCGGCCGGCGGGCGCGGGGCGCCCCGGGACGGCTCCGGCTCGGCGCCGCCCTGCCGCTTCTTCGAGGGGTTACCCCGCAGCTCGACAAGCCGCGAAGGCGTAGGGGGCGGTCCGGGCATGTCTGCCACCTCTCTGGTCTGGAATTCCCTTCTCTGGGAAACGCTTCTGTGAATTGCGCGGAGGCATCCGCGCTGGTCAAGGGCCTAGGCGCTCGCTCGCTCCGCTATCCGTAGCCATCCGCATTCCCACCACTTCAGGCGAACCCCCGCGCGCTCACAGAGAGGGAAGGCGGCGGGTGCGGAGAAGGCGCCCGGAATCCTTTCGGATCCCCCCTCCCGGAAAAATCCGGCCCGGAAGCTGATCCAGAATGCTCGACAGGGCTTCGTCTGGTGTGCTCCGGCGGTTTCACCGCCCACGGTTGCATGGTCGCGGCCCGAGGGGCCGTACAGGGGCGTGCGTGGGAATGGTGGACCCTTCCGCGGGTTCCGCGTAAAGGGTCAGCGTGGGGGATTGGTGGAGGATCTGGCTCGGCTTCGCCGGCCGAGGGATATCCGCTAGTAGCGGACCCCTCTTCGGTAGTCGTTCTCTCTGCGTGTATTGCATGAACGGCAAAGCACTCGAACGTTGTCGAGTGTGTTGGTTCCTCCATCCTTCAGGGGAAGGATGTGGTCTCCGGTGAGGTCATGGTCTTTACCGCAGAAAGAGCAGTAGGGCTGAAGCCTGATGGCTTCGGCTCTCACCTTCTGCCATTGGTAGTCGTACCGTCCTGGCTTTCTGGTGTTCTTGCTCTTGTGTCGACGGGGGGCACCCCCGCAGAGGGGGCACCCTGTACCGATGGGGGATAGGCGTTTGTGGCGGGGGCACATGCTGTAAGGCATGGGGCACCCCCTTTCATAGGGGGCTACCCCTCTCGATTGAGGGGCTACCCTCTTTGTTCTTCACTCTCTATAGACATGTAAAAGCCAGGGCTTCTATGGCCCTGGCTAGAAGAAGTTTCCTTCTTTATAGGGGCGGCCTCGGGAGGGCCGCCCTTCTGCTACTGCTCTCTCTCGTTCGCAGTAGCTCTCTGATCGCGGCCTAGGCCGCTCTGAGCTATGTCCCCCGATCCCCCCGGCTTTCGCTCGCTCGCTCCGCTCACTCTCTACAGCCGACCCCCTTACCCCCTTCGGTAGCTATAGACATGTAAAACCTGCCCAGGTCTAACACCTGGGCTGAAAGTTGCCTCTGACCTGCGGCTTCTTGAGTCCGCCAGGGCATCGAAGCTATGTTTTGGAACGTCAGCGAGGAGCGGCCCCGAACGGGCCGGGAGCTGACCCAGGACCCGTTTAAACCGCCCAGGAAGAAGGCTCGCGTGTTCCTCTCGCCGAAGATCGCCGTCAGTGTGAACCGGTACATCCAGAACGGCCCCGAGGGCCGTGACCCGAGCTTCAAGCACAACTTCGCGGGCCGAATCGAGGTCTCCGGTGGAATCCTCCGCTACTCGACCACCGGCGCCGCCCCGGCGCCCGTGAAGCCGGTCATCGACGTCCCCACGGTCCCCGCTGCGGCCCTCATCCGTCGAATCGCCAAGGCCGGAAACTAGTATTTGGAAAGGTGGCCCTGGTGACGCTCGTCAAGGCCCTCGAAATGATCCGCCCCTTTCAGGGGCTCCCGTACCACGAAAAGGCCGTGAGCCAGCTTCACCTAGCGGCCGGTCGAGGAAATCGCGAGCTTCACCGGGCCGCCTACCGAATCCGAAACGCCTTCGCGGCCTACCAGTACGCCGTGACCTACGGAAAGGCCGAATAGTGGCCCTGTACCTCTCCGCCGTCCTTATCTTCCTCGGCGCCTTCTCCCTGGCCTTCTTCATCCTCGCGGCTACCGTCGATTTCTGGATCGACCGGGCGGAGAAGCGGAGCAACCGTGACTAGCGAGTCCATCGACCTGAACGACCTTTCCCCCGAGGAGCGAGAGCGCATCCTCGGGGACCTCTTCCGAGAGACTGAGAACGACTGTGAGTGAACGAGCCTCTACGGCTCCCAAGATTCTGGAGTTGTGCGCCGGATACGGCGGCTTGGGTATGGCCGTAGAGGCTCTAACCGGGGGCCGGGTCGAATGGGTAGCCGACAACGACCCCCAGAAGTCCAAAATCCTCGAACACCGCTTCCCTGGGGTGCCCAACCTCGGCGATATCACGCAGTTCGACTGGGCGTCCCTCGTAGGCGAGGGAGTAGACATCATCACGGCCGGATTTCCGTGCCAAGACATCAGCAATGCGGGGAAGAGGATTGGCATTGAAGGCTCTCGTTCGGGAATCTGGGCGAACGTCGCTGAAGCCGTTCGCGTCCTGGAGCCGAAATTCATCTTCCTGGAAAACGTCGCCGCGATCCGAAGTCGAGGACTCGCCCGCGTACTCGGGGACCTGGCCGCGTGCGGGTATGACGCTGCGTGGACGTGCTATCGAGCGTCCGCCGCTGGTGCCCCCCACCACCGCGATCGGTTCTTTCTCGTTGCGGCACCTGCCGACCCCCACGGCCGCTGACGGCCGTCGAGGACCCGACTACGCGAAGGCCGCCAGGACCGGGGCCGGGGGCGATGATCTCGTAACCGCGATGGCCCGACTGTGGCCCCGCGACAAGTCCGAGAAGCTACTCAAGACTCCTACCGCGAACTTGGGCCGCAACGGCGCCCCCCAGCACCCCGACAAGAGGAAGAAGGGCGGCCACGGGCCCACCCTCGAAGACGAAGCCTGTTTCCTTCTGGACGTCGAGCCCGGGGCCGACTACGGGGGCGACTTCAGCCCCTCCGAGTGGTGGGGCGACTTCGCGCCCGCCGTACGCCGATGGGAAGTCCTTACCGGGCAACCCGCGCCCGTCCCGGTCGAGTACGGGCCGCGCGGCGGCCTCCGACTGGCCCCCCGTTTCGCCGAATGGCTCATGGGTGTTCTCGACGGCTGGATAACGAAGGTGCCCGGCCTCGACCGAGGCGCCCAGCTCAAGGCGATCGGTGACGGAGTCGTGCCCCAGCAGGCTTACGCGGCGTTCGCTCACCTCATGGGGGAGCTAGAGGGGAGGAGTCGTGCAAGCGTCGGCGACGGTCCCTAGTGACGACCTAGCGCGGGCCGCCTACAACGCCTGGGCCTTCCTGCCCGCCCGGTCCATGGTGAAGACCGCTCGGGCCCACCTCGGGCCCGCCGGCCTCACCTTCACGGGCACGGACGGCTACGCGGTAGGACAGGATTCGGCGCCGGTCGAGGACTACGAGGGGCCCGCGGAAGGGGTCACGGTTCACCTCGGCCGTGACGCCCTGGCGGACCTCGACAGCGGCGGCAGGAAGGACAAGAAGGGCTTCGGGCGGGTAGAGCTTCGCCCCGGCGACGGGCTGATCTTCCGGCCCGGGAACAACGACGTGCCCACCGCCGGGGGCGACTTGATCGCCCAGGCGGACCCGCGCGTCTGGGACATGCTCGACACGCTGTTTACACGCCTCGAAGGGCGACCGCCGGCCCTTCCCGAGCTGGTCGCATTCGACCCCGCCCTACTCAGCCGCTTCTCGAAGGTGAAGGCGCCGAAGGGGAAGGATGGCCTGGGCAGGGCCCTCGACATGTGCGTGTACGACTCGAAGGGGCCCATCCTGGTCAAGATCGGCCCCACCTTCCGGGGGGTCATCATGCCGATCGATCGGGAGGTGCACGAAGAGAACGTGGGCCAGGACGGTCTATGGTGAACACGAAGAACCCCCAACCGGGCGCCGGTTGGGGGTTCGAGTCGTTTACACGCTAGGACTGGTTAGCCTGCCAGTCCTCGATCGCGACAACGGCATGCCCGCCCTTGCGCGCCTTAGAGGAAGCCTTCCGGCCCGTAGAGACCTCGGTTCCGAGGTCATAGAGCCTGAGGAGCGGGGCAGCGTGTTCGGGGCAGAGGTCCAGCTCGCGCGTGTGCACGTCAACACTGACGATGAACTCCCGCACGCCTTCCGTGGTGCCGCATTCGTCGCACCGGGAGACCACTTCCTTAGCCAT